GGCTTTGCGGTGGATACCGATGGGTATTTCGAGCACATAGAGAAGATACTTGCCGGGTCTGCGGAACCTGCGGCAACGGCGGCAGCGGACCCAACAAGGGCGCAGCCGACATATGCCGCGCCGGTCGCGCGGGGCGCGGCTCCCGGCTATGCTGACCCAGGTACTGTAAGGATAACACCGGCCATGCGACGTTTGGCGTCGGAGCAGGGCGTGACCGAGCTGGATTGGTGGAAGGGCTGGCAGCAGAAAGTCAAAGAAGGCAAGATACCGAAAGATTGGGTGCCGACGTAATGGACGCCGAGCCGGACATGGAAACCAGGATTCGTCGTGCGATGGCGTCGTACAAGCAGGCCGCAATGTACTGCAAGGCTCAAGGGGATGAGAGGGCCTTTAAGGCATATCGGGTCAGTTGGTGTACCTTGGAAGCACTCTGTCCGGTTGACCCAAAGGAGTATTGGTGATGAACAGAATTCCGTCTCCTGATGAGGCGATGCGTGAATCGCCGCGCGATGACGAGCCCCAGCGTGAGGAGGTTCGCCCCGAGGTGCGCAGTTCGTTGCGGCTGCAGGACGATGGCCGCGAGCGCATGCGGACCGGCACTGCTAACGTAGACCCCTTTGATATATCAGACATTTACGCGCAGTACGCGCCGACCAAGGGCGACCCCAAGAAGAACAATATCAACAACGAAATCGACTTCAACTGGAAGCGCTATGAGACCTACGGTAAGCGCGACTACGCCGAGCAGCGCAGCTATTACGACCAGGGCTGGCGGCCGGTCATGCACGAGATGTTTCCCGATAGATTCGCTCCCGCCGGCACCGAGGGACCTGTTATAGTCAAGGACATGATTCTCATGGAGCGGCCCATGCGCTTGACAGTGCAGGCCAGAAATGAGGAGATGAACCTCGCGACTCGTGCTATGACGGTACACCGGCAGAAGATGGCCGAGGCACCAGACGGTCAGGCTCCGCGAATGGACCCGATAGTGCGAACCACGCGAGAGACGATAGAAATCCCCGACTAGCGTTGGGGTCGCGTTCGTAGTTCGAACGTCGAAACACAAATCACCGCACGGACTGAGGCGTAGCTCGCCAAAGCCGGTAACCCTCGAAAGGGGAGCCTGCTATGGCGAACGTCAATGCGCCTTTTGGATTCCGTCCTGTTCGCCGTCTTGACGGTGCGGCCTATACCGGTGGTTTCACGCAGCTCAAGATTGCGAACGCCGATACCAATGCGCTCAATCGCGGTGATGTGGTCAAGAACCTCAACACCGGCTACGTGACGCGCATTGCGGCCGGCAACACGGACCACCAAAATCGCGGTGTGTTCATTGGTTGCCACTACCTTTCCGCAGCGTTTAACTATCCAATCTGGTCGAACTACTGGCCGGGCACGGGCGCCATAGGCGATATCGACGCCATGGTTATTGATGACCCGCTCGTCGTGTTCGAGGTGCAATCGAGCACTGCCACGCCCATTGCCTTCGCGGACCTCGGTCAAAACGCGGACGTTGTGGTCGCCGCTTCCACGACAGGCTTTTCCAAGTGGGTCATCAACCAGGCGACGCTGGCGGTCACCGCGACGTTCCCGTTCCGCATTCTTGCGCTGGGCAACAACACAACGGCAATCGAGAACGGCTACGATTCCACCACCGGCTTCAACATCGTTGAAGTGTGCTGGAACGACCAAGTCTTTACCCAGAAGGCGGGCATCTAACCGGCGACCTGGCATAGAAGGGAATGAGCTATGGCTATTGACCTGGCATCAATCAAGAACGAGCTTTTCCCCGGCCTGGCCGCGGTCGAAGGTCGCTACAAGAAAATCGAAACCAAGTGGTCGCGCCTGTTCGAGAAGCGCAATTCGAAGATGGCGCTCGAACGCCGCACCCAGATGGCGTACCTGCCGCTGGCGCGTGAGAAGAACGAGGGCGCGAGCACCTACTATGATGACAGGGCTGGCGAGCGCTGGCTCTACTCCGCTGAGATGCGGGAGCTTTCGCTGGGTTACATCATCACGCGCAAGGCCGTGGAGGACAACCAGTACAAGTCTGAGTTCAATCCTTCGAACCTGGGCCTGCAGGACGTCTTCGCAACCACGAAGGAAATCTACGCCGCGAATATCTTCAACGTTGGCACCACCTTTGACGCCACGGTTGGCGGCGACGGCGTGGCGTTGTTTAGCACGGTGCATCCCATTGACACTGGCACGGTGGCCAACAAGCCGACCGTCGAGGTAGACCTCAACGAGAGCACGCTGCTCACCGCGATGACCACCATCCGCAACAACTGGGTGGACGAGCGCGGCATTAAGATTGTGGCGCGCGCCGACTGCTTGCTGGTGCCGGCGGCGCTGGAGCCGGTCGCAGTACGTCTTCTTCGGACTGCGCTGCGGCCCGGAACCAACGACAACGACGTGAACGCCATTCAGCACGTTGGCGGTGGGCTCCGCGACTACATCGTCAACGAGTTCCTGACGTCCAACTTCGCCTGGTTCGTCAAGACCGACAAGCGCGGGCTCATCTATTATGACCGCATTCCATTCGAAATGGACATGTACGTCGATTTCGACACCGACAACCTCAAGGTCAAGGGTCGCGAGCGCTACACGTTCTCCTACTTCGATTGGCGCGCCGTTTATGGTACATATCCCACGTCGTAAGGGGCGCAACAGGAGTCAGACTATGCAAATCAAGGTCACTCTTCCTCCCAAGAGCGTGTCCAACGAGGACTCGCGAATTGTCCATCAGGGCGGTGAGGCACCGAGCTTCGGCAGGGTGCGCGAGCCTAAGTAAGACACAAACGAGCGGGCTAGGAGAGAATCATGGGTATCACCGCGATGACCGGCCCGCTCGTTCAATTTGGGCAGGGAGCGACGTCTGGCGACTATAACGGGCAGCGCGCGCCGAGCATCTTGGACCAGTTCGCCGCGTTGATGGACCCGCGAACTATTTACCAGTATCAGCCGGGACAGGCTGATACCTCGCCAGTGGCGGGATGGATGAGCGGCGGCCAGTTTGTCACGCTCGACTGCCAACCCCTGACTTTGGGCGCGGCCAACATCGCGGCCTCGCAGTCGCCGGGCGCGGGCGCCATCGTGCTGACCGCGGCAGCCGGCGTCACTGCTGGCGTGAGTGTGGTTAATGCGGCGACTGGCGCGCTGGTCACGGGTCTGCTGGGTCTTGATGGTGGTGGCGGAAGGGTTTCCTTTGGCCAGACCGGCACAGTCCAGCTCTGGGACCCGGCCAAGAATTTCGGCCGAGCGGTAAGCATCGCCTCCGGCGGCAACGACACGGGTATCACATTCACGGTCAACGGTTACGACGTGTACGGCCAGCCGATGACGGAGAACATCACTGGCGCGTCGGCAGGCACTGCGACTGGCAAGAAGGCGTTCAAGTACATCGCCAGCGTGACGCATACTGGTTCTGTGGCCACCACGGTGACTGTGGGCACGACGGACATCATTGGGTTCCCGCTTCTGTCGCAGATACAGTTCCCCCACACAGTCATCGCCTATAACGGGGCCATGATTACAGCCGCGACCGGCTATCTGGCGGGAGTAGCGTCGGTGGCGACCGCGACCACGGGCGACGTGCGCGGCACCTACGCACTTCAAAGTGCGTCGGACGGCACGAAACGTTTGACCGTGTTGCAGACAGTTACGCCGGCCAACATCAGCTCGATTGCGGGCCTTCTCGGCGTTACGCAGTTCTAACGGGAGGACCAATGGCGAAACCTCCGGCTGGGCCACTCGCCAACACTCCTCGTGACCTGCGTGACGACTTTGTCGGCGTGCCGGCGGACCCTGCGCGCGGGGGAGCGCCGCCTCGTTGGCCGCCCAATCCCAAGAAAATCACCAAGGACACCTTTCACACCAAGGTGACAGGTAGCACCTCGATGCCGCGCGCCGACCGTGCGTCGCACTTTCGCAAGGGCGGCTTTGTGAGCGCTGCGAAGAAGAAGTAGGACACTGCGTGGTCTAGCCGCCACGCAGGATAGGAGAGGCCGGGCTGCTCTGTCCCTCCTCCCGGCGGCATCGTCCGGTCTCTCCGCCATTTGGGAAGTAGTGGACGATGGGCATCATTCGAAAATCGACCGTGGCCTATACGGCGGCGTCCGCCAACAACATTGCGCTGTCGCAATCGCCTGGTGCTGGCGCCATCACGCTCAACGGCGCGCTGGTCACGGGTGGCGTGGCCATCCTCGATGCCGCGCGGAGAATTCTCTTCACGTCTGGCACGTCTGACGTTGGCATCACGTTCACCGTGGTGGGCACCAATAGCTCCGGCTCTCCGATGACGGAGACCATCCAGGGCGGCGCCACGACGGCGTCGACCACACAGGACTTCAAGACAGTGAGTTCGGTCACTCACTCTGGTTCTGTGGCCGGCACGCTGACCATTGGCACGTCGGGGGTGGGCTCTGGCAACTGGCTGAATATTGATACCAACGCCGACCCGGTGAATGCCACTCTTGCCGTCGTGGTGGCGGGGACCATCAACTATTCGGTTGAGTTCACGCTTGACGACCCGAATGCGCTGGCGGCCGGAGTCTTTCCGACTCCGTTGACCACTTCAACGATTATGCCGGCTGCGCTGGTTGGCGCGACAAACAACCAATCTGGGTTGCTTGTTACGCCGGTCTGGGGCGTGCGGCTGACACAGAATTCGTTCACGTTCCCTGGCACCGCAATCCTGACGATGATTCAAGCGGGGCCGTACCATTGACCACTTCAGGAACCTACACGTTTGGCCCCGCACTTGCCGATATCATGATAGCCGCCTTCGGGCGGTGCCAGATACGGCGAACGCAGCTTACTATTGACCATCTCAGCGACGCGGCCATGGCCGCGAATCTGCTGCAGGTCGAGTGGGCGAATAGACAAGTAAATCTCTGGACCGTGGAGCTGATGTCGACGGCGCTTACACAGGGTAATCCAACGTATCCTGTGGACCCGGCCACCGTGATGATTATGGCGGCCTACATCCAGACCACCGTGGGGACACCCAAAGATAGAATCATCATCTCGGTCGACCGCGACACCTACGCGAGCTTTCCCGATAAGACGTCGCAAGGGCCACCCTCGGTGTACTGGTACGATAAGCTCATTGCGCCCACGATTACGCTCTGGCAGGTGCCGGATGCCAATGGGCCGTACACGCTGAAGTATTATCGGGCGCGGCAAGTTCAGGATGCAAGCCTGCCTGGTGGGCTCACGCCCGAGGTGCCCTACCGGTTTCTTGAAGCCTATGTGGCGGCCCTGGCGGCCAAGCTATCAGTGTCATGGGCTCCGGCGCGCACGACGGACCTGGTTGCGCTGGCGATGGCGTCTTTTCGCGAAGCGAAGGACCGTGACGTTGAGAATGCTCCATTGCGCATTGTGCCGGCCCTGAGTGGTTACACCAGTGGTGTGTACTGATGGGCAGCTTCGCACCAAAGGGTCACGCCCGGCTGGACCCGCAGCGTCCGGCGGCTTTTGCCATCTGCGAGAAATGCGGCTTTCTCTACAATCATCGCGATTTGCGCTGGGACATGCAATGGCGCGGCAACAAGCTCGAAAAGACGGGCTTTCTGGTCTGTCCAGCCTGTGAAGACGTGCCGAACCAAACACTGCGTCCCAAGGTTTTACCGCCTGACCCGGTGCCTGTGCTCAATCCGAGGACCGAGACTGTGGCGATGGGCATCTCGATGGACGAAACTAGATACCGGATGGATTCCATCCGGTACACGATGGACAACGGATAAATGGCGCAGCAGACCATCAACGTTGGTACGACGCCGAACGACGGTACGGGCGACACATTGCGCACGGCCGGCCAGAAGGTCCAGGCCAACTTCACAGAGCTATACGGCACGCGAGCGTCGCTTCAGTTAACGCCGACCGCATTTGCATCGCTACCGACGCCATCGGAGGGCATGATTGCGAGCGTGAACAACAGCAATACCGCAGTGTGGGGTGCCAACATCGCGGGCGGTGGTGCCAACAAGGTGCTGGCCTACTACAACGGTACGAATTGGACTGTGGCTGGAAAATAAATGGCGCAGCAAGTTGTCAATGTTGGTGCGGCACCGAACGACGGGACAGGAGACCCGTTGCGCACGGCGTACACGAAGCTCAATGCAAATGATGCTGAGCTTTATGCTCGTCTCGGCATTGTCCCCCGCAAGTTCACCACCAACACCACTTATCCCGTTCCAACGAATCCTTCTGTGGTGGTGCTTGTTTACGTCAAAGGCGGTGGTGGCAGTGGTGCCAGCTCAAATGACACCAGGTCCGGTGGTGGTGGCGGGGAAGGTGGAGAGGGCTGGAAATTTACCACGGCTGGCGCGCTGAGCGGGCAGGCGGTGACCATTGGTGCTGGTGGAGCCGGCGCGGGCGCTGCCGCCAACGGCAGTGCCGGCGGCACGACCAGTGTTGGAGTTATCATAACGGCTCTCGGTGGTGGAGGTGGGAGCGTGGGGCACGCTGGCGGTGCTGGCGGCGCTGGTGGCGCAACAGGCACATGCGATTGGGGAATGCCGGGGGATTTTGGGCATACCGGCGGTGACGGCACCATCGGCACTGTAGGGCTTTTTGCTCCTGGCGGCGGCAAGGGTGGCGGCTCTAGTGGTGCTGCTGGTACGGCCAATAGTGGCGGTGGCAGCGGAGGTTCCAGTAACTTTGCCGGCACGAATGCGGGTGGCAGCGGCATTGTCGTCTGTATTGAATTTGGAGCAATCTGATGCACTACGCGATTGTCGACGGTGCCGGTCTTGTCATTAACGTCACCGAGTGGGACGGCGCGGGTGGCTGGGTGCCGCCTGATGGAACGACCGCGGTACAGCTTGATGGCGCTACAATTGGGGGCACGTATATCGGCGGGGTCTACACGCCACCTCCGCCTCCGGTGCTGACGCCACAGCAGGTGGCTGATGCTGCTGCGCGCGCCGCGCGGGCCGCCCGAAACAGTGGATTCTTGGCCGAAACGAGTACGGCTGACCTGGCGCAGCAACTGAAAACCGCCACCTCGGCGCAGATTGACACCTGGATAGACAACCATGTCGCCAATCTGGTCGACGCCCGTAACGTGCTGAAGCTAATCGTCAAGATTCTCGCGACTCAGATAGACTGAGGAACCTGAAGGAGAGTGAAATGCCCTATTATGGAATCGGCGGAAGCCAGACGACCACCGCGTCTGCCAATAAGGGCTCGGTGGCAACCTGGACGTTGACGGCCACACTGAAGCGTCACAAGTGGTATGAGGTGATTATCGGTGCCACGGGCAACCCAAACGCCACCGACACCTACATCCAGATTGATATCTCAAGACTTCTGGCCACGACCAGCTTGGCGGGGTCAGCGGCTGTGCCGGCGGCAACCGACCCAGCGGACGGTGTGTCTATTATCACCTCGCTGATTAACATCACGACTGAACCCAATGCGGCCATCGTGACGCCAAGCCTGATGAACTTCGGGCTCAACCAGCGAAACACCACACGTTGGATTGCGGCTCAGGAGAGTCAGTATCTTGTGGCGCCTGCGACCAACATCAACGGGCTCTATATGCGGGAGAACTCGAACGCCTATACTGGGTCCGTGGCCACACAGCTCTACTTCATGGAGTAAAGATGCCGGGCCTTTACGACGTCTTTTTCGAGAAGGCCCTGCTCGCCATCAAGGACCGAAACTACGGGCGGGCAGAAAACCTGCTCATGGAGAGCATCAAGCTCAAGCCGGATTTTGCCGAGGCGTGGGTGGTGCGCGGCAATGTGCGAATGGCGCAAGAGGCAAACTTCGACGCCATCTTGCATTACGACCGC